ATGTAGCGCATGATTTCTATAATGATTTATCTGGAGTACTTGGTACACCGGTAGCATTAGCTAGTAAAACTGTAACATCAGGGGTATTTGATGCAGCTGATGCAACATTTAGTACACCAACTGCTGGGACAAGTATTGAAGCATTAGTTATCTATAAAGATACGGGTAACGTAGCAACAAGTAATCTGATTGCTTACATAGATTCAGGAACAGGCTTACCATTTACAAGTAATGGAGCTGACGTAGATATTGTCTGGGATTCAGGCAGTAACAAAATATTTGCATTATAGGAGGTATACATGGCAATAGCAGGAAATAAAGCAACAACAGCAAGAATAGATGCTGATGCTGTAACTGGAGCTAAGATAGCGGATGACGCTATTAACTCAGAGCACTATACTGATGGTAGTATAGACAATGCTCACATAGCAGATGACCAAGTAACCTACGCTAAAATGCAAGATACAAGTACAGCTAATAGAGTATTAGGTGCAGCTAGTGCAGGAGCTATAGGTGAAGTACAAGTAGCTACAGCTATGATAGCAGCAGACGCAGTTAATGGAGATAAACTAGCAGATGATGCATGTAATAGTGAGCACTATACAGATGGTTCTATTGACACAGCTCACATTGCTGATTCACAAGTAACAGCTGATAAGTTAGCATCCAATGCTGTAACTAATGCTAAGATGGCAGATAATGCAGTAGACTCAGCAGAAATTGCCAATGGAGCTATTGATACTGCACATATTGCAGATAACCAAGTTACAGTAGCCAAATTAGTTGATTTAGCTAGAGGTAGTATTGTTATAGGTAATGCTTCCGCAGCTTCAGCAGAGTTAACTAAAGGTAGTGCTAATACAGTATTAACTTCTGATGGAACAGATATAGCATGGGCAGCTGCTGCAGGAACTGTAGTTTTCTTAGTAGAAAATAATGTAACAGGTGGGGTACATCTTAGTACAGCATTTAGTTCAACATATATAACAAGTACATACGAAAGATATTTAATAACATTTCAAGACTTAGATTTTAACAATGATAATGTAACTTTTTATGCACAGGTAAGTGCAGATAATGGTTCAAGTTACAAGACAAGTGGATATAGAACAGCAGGTTACTACACAGAATATAATGGTAGTGGCACCAATACCACAACAGATAATACAGCAAGTTATTTAATGGCGGCTACCAGTGTAGGTAATGCAGCTACAGAATCTTTAAGTGGACATATGTGGTTGATTAATCCAGCAAACAGTTCTACTTTTGCTCAAGCATACTGGGATTTAGTTTATGATGCAGAAGATGGCTATACAAGAAGATATATAGGAGCAGGTAACTGGGCTACAGCTGGTGCAATAAACAATATTAAATTTGCACCTAGTGGCGGTGTTTGGAATAGTGGTAAAATTTGCGTATATGGAGTGAAAAATAGCTAATGGCAAATAAATACAAAATGATAGATGGAGAATCTATCCAATTAACTGATGAAGAACAAGCAGCCGTAGATAGTGAACAAGCTGCTGCAACTTCAGCTATTGATGCCGTAGCATATAAAAGAAAGAGACAAAAAGAATATGGTACGGTAGAAGAACAAATAGAATATATAGTGGAGAATGGATTAGATGCTTTTATTTCAAAACAAAATGGTATTAAGTCCAAGTATCCCAAGGAGTAAACAATGGCAATAACATCAGTAGAAAATGGTACTGTGACCACAGATGGTAGTGAACAGACTATAGGTTCAGCCCAGACAGGGGATGCTGCATATACAGGATATCTGGATATGACTAATAGTACATCAGGTGAGACTATTGTCATTAAGATTAAAGTAAGAATAGCAGGTAGTGATGATAGAGTAATGATTAAAGATACTTTTGTGGGTGCACAAGATGAACCTTTATACCATTTCCCACCAATAACAAGTACAGAAAACTTTACTTGGACAATAGAAAAAACAGGTGGAACAAACAGAGCTTATACATACAGATTGTATAGCATAACATAGGAGTAGTATGGCTTTAGCAAGCGGATTTACAAGTAATGCATTTAGTATGGCAGCGGGACATATACCGTTAGTTATACCAGACCCTATAACAGTAGGAGCTTTAAGTGCTATAGTAGATAGTTTTGCATTTGGTACACCCGTAGCAAAACTACAAGCTAGTAATACAGGACTAGCAGACCCGTTTGCTTTTGGTACACAGATAGCTAAGTTACAAGCAAGTAACTCAGGTTTATCTGACCCATTTGCATTTGGAACTAGTATACTAAAATTACAAGTTAATAGTAGTGGCTTTGCGGTAACAGACCAAGTAGGTAATGCATTAGTAGTTCATTTAGATTGGAGTTTGGTAACTCCACCTAGTGGTACAGATTTTTCTGCTGTAAGCGTACCTAGTAGTAGTGATTTTACAGTAGTAAGTGATGAGGGCAGTTTATGAGAAGGTATATAAAAGACTTATCAGGTGGATTAAATACATCTAAACCACCCCATTTAATAGAAGATAATCAATTATCTGTGGCTAGTAATATAGTGTATCGTGGGGGTAAATGGCAAAAACGTGATGGCTATGCCCAGTTAGCAGCCACAACAGAAACATCAGATGTAATAGAAGTAACTGACCAGATAAGATATGATGGTGCAGTTAGAAGATTAATGGCAACAGAAGCTAGAATATATTCTTGGAATGGAAGTGCTTATACAAGTTTAATAACAGAAAGTGTATCCAGGGCTACCAGTGATAAAGTATTTTTTGCAGAAATAAATAATTCTATCTATAGAGTAGATGGTAAGAATACACCTGCAGTATCTACTACAGGTAATTTCACTGCGGTATCCTGGGATACTGCAAGTAGTGGTAGAAACCTTACATTAGCTAAATGTGTAATAGCTTTTAATTCAAGATTATTATTCTTTAACGTAACGGATGGTACAGATGGACAAGTACCTTTTAGAGTTTTATGGACTGAGGTAGCTGACTATGATAGGATAGCTAATCTTAATTATGCAGACTTAGATTACTCAGGAGCACCAATAGTAACTGCTAGAAAACTTGGTCATAACTTTATAGCAGTATATAAATCAGATAGTATTAATACATTACAAGACCAAGGTAGTCCATTATTTTTTGTACCTAAGGCTAGACAGCAAGTGGGTATCCTAGCACCTAAAGCAGTAACAGATGTACCTAATGCACATGTATTCGTCAGTAATGATGGAATATATTTATTTAATGGAGCAACAGTAGAACCTATAGCTGATAGAACAGTAGTTAATGAACTATTTGATAACTTAAATTATACATGGAAAGATAATGTATATTGCTGGACAGACTTTAAGAATAGAGAAGTAAATATACACTACCCTACTGGTAGTTCGGAAATACCTAATGCAGTTTTAATATGGAATTATCAATACAATTGTTGGAGTGCATCAACTCAGTCAGCTTACTCAGGTTTCTATAGACATAGAACTGTAGCTGTACCAGAGGTTTATTACGGAGTTGCAAGTGGTAGAGTACATCAAAGAGATGCATCCGGTACGGATATATCTGCAGCTATTACAACAACTATAGCAACTAAAGCTTATCAAGGAGCTACAGGACAAGGGGTAATGGCTTCTCCAGGACAAGAATCAGCTCCAACAGATTATGTACAAGTTAATAGAGTACAGACAGATGCAACACCGGCTAGTACTACTTTATCCGTAGGTACTGCAGATTTAGGTACAGATAGTCCTAGTTATACAAATGAAACTATTACAGATACAGATGGTAAAGCACCAAGAGCAGACTATAATGAGTTTGGTAGATATATAACAATTAAAGCTGCAAACTTTACAAGTGTATCAGAGTTTGTATGTGATATGGAATCAGGTGGAGATAGTTAATGGCAATAGCCGATTATAAGTTTGATGATATAGTATTACCTCCGCCACCATTATATGTAATTGGTGAAACTATGGATTATCTTACAGTAAAAATACCTCAGTATCATAAGACTCAATATGCTGCTTTGTTAGATTTTATGTCAGCTGTACAACAAGGATTTCTAATTAATTCTGACCAAGTAATATCATTGGATGCAGATAAGATAACTAATAATACACAGTTTACACAAAATCTATATGTGGGTGCAGAGAGTAAGATTACTATAGATGGTAACAATAACGTACTTAAAGTAGATGATAATCAAGGAACACCAGTTACTAGAGTTTACTTAGGTAAGTTATCTAGTGCTACTAATGATTATGGATTAAAAGTTATAGATGCTAGTGGTGCAGTTAAATTTCAAACAGGTGCTACTACATATATAGAAGGTGGAATAATAAAAGCTAATACAGTAGATACAAGTCAAATAGCAGCGGATGCTATTACTGCTGATGAGATTGCAGCTAACGCTGTAACAGCTGCTGCTATTAATGTTAGTAACCTATCATCTGTATCCGCGGATATTGGTGCATGTACTGCTGGTACACTAACTGGTGGTACTATACAGACAGCAGCTAGTGGAGCCAGAGTTAATATGACTACTGATGGTATCAATGGATATAATTCTAGTGGTACTCAAACTATAGATATAGCTAATGATGGTACATTTAGATTTGGACCATCTGGTGGTAATAATATTTACTGGAACAATTCAGCATTAAGTGTTACAGGAGCTATTGTTACTACTGGAAATATAACAGAAGGACAAATAACAGGACGGGCTACAGTAAGTCCAAATACAATATTACTAAATAATTCTAGTGGTACCATAGCTGGTAGTGCAGCGGATGTGACTGTTACTGCAGGTGAAACATCCGTAGGTAATATTACATTGGAATGTGTAGGTAGGGATATATTAATTGTATTTAATCCTGAGTTAGCTTGGGCAGACTTACATGGAATACCTACAGCAAATAACTGGACACTAGGTTACGCTACATTTAGAGTCCGTAGAGATTCTGCTAGTGGAACTATTATAGCTACTAGTACGCATGTAGCAGGTGGTAGGGCATTTCCTACCGGTGGAGGTACCTATAATTCTGGTGGTAGTATGATGGCGTTTGATGCAGGGAGTAATGTTAATGGAAGTCTAGCTTCACCAGCTGACCAGACATATCATGTAACTGTACAGATAGATGCTTTCACTGTAGGTGGTGTTACATTAAGTCCAGGTAATAAGCAAAAAGTAACATGTACAGGTCTAGGAGTGGCCTGTGAATTAAGAGCATAGGAGATATTATGAGTGAATGTGAATGTAAGAGTAAAGAAGATAATAAGAAAACATTAGAAGAGAAACTTGCAGAGTTTGAACAACTTAAAGGTAGAGTTTCATTTTTAGCAGGACAGATAGCGTTATTACAAGATTTAATAAAATGTACCTGTGATGGAGATTGTGTATGCAAGACTGGATAGAAGATTATATACAAGAAGTAGGACCACCGTTAGAATTTAGACAATTTGCACAGAATGCTACGAGTGAAAATATATGGGTTAATGGAGCTCCTATTGGTATATTCGTATACACAGTTTGCGGAGATACTATCTCTATTCATACTTTATGGATTAAGAAAAAATACAGAGGTTACTTTAAACAAGCTTGTAGATATATGGTTCAATGGATAAAAGAAGAAGGTTATGTCCAAGTAGAATTAATAGCAGATTTAAAAGTATGTAACTTAGTAGAAAGAGTATTAAAAGTAAAACCTAAACAAAGAATATACTTAACGGATGTAAATCACCTAATGGAGGTACTATAATGGGATTTAGTTTTGGAAAATCAGAGAAAGTAGGTATGAGCGGTCAATCAGCAACACAAAGACATGCTAGTAATATATTATTTGAATCGTTGATACCCGGCTCTAGTATGACAGGAGGATATGTGAGTGAACAAGGACGAGCTCCTGTGTATAAAACACCACAACAATTGGCTCAGGAACAAGCACAACAACAAGCAGCACCTAGAGATGCTAGCTGGCCAACAGCAGTACCTGACAATGTTAGAGTAGGACCACCATTACAACCAGGACAAAGCCCTCAACAGTATTATTTTGATTCTCTAAGACCAGGTGGAGATACACCTGCACAAGTTCCTCCAGGATATACAATAACAAGTGATGGTACAGTTGTACCATTAGCTGGACAACCAGCACCAGCAATCCAAACTGGAGTACAGACTTTAGCTGGAACAGGAGACCCTGTAGAACAAACAGTATCTAGACAGATGGGTAACTATGTACCTAGTGCTAGACAACAAGGCTTTGGAGCCTTAGCTGGACATGGTATGACAGAGGCTATGAGACAACAAATGGGACCTTATACTGATGTACAAGGTCAGGGTAGAGTAGCAAGTACTTCCCCATTAACTCAGACACAAACAGATGCAGTAACTAAAACTCTATTACCAAGTCTTGAACAAATGAGATACCAAGGAGCTTTTGAAAGATATGATAAAGGAACCTTAACTCCTAGTGCAGCTTCAGTGGTAGAAAGTGGTATTAATATAGCAGGAAATCCTATAGAACAAGCACAGGCAGTAGCTGCTAATATTGACCAAAAAATACTAGAAGGTAATATACCTCAATTACCTGAATTACCAGAAGTTACAAATTATATAAATGATGTATATACTGATATGCCTGACCCTATGAAAAGTGTATTAACAGATTTGATGTCGGGTGGGACAACAGCTAATATACAAGCAGCGTTAGATAAGAATGTACAAGCTATGACTACTCAAGCACAATCAGCTATGACAGATATGTTAGATGAAACTTACGGAAGATTTGCTGCTAGTGGCGTATCTGGTGGTGCCATGTTGGCAGCCGCAGGAGATGTCACTACTAAAGTTATGGCAGATGTTAGTGCTAATATAGCTAATTTTTATCAACAGGCTTTGACACAACTGAGTCAGGAAAGACAGATAGCTCAACAAACTGTATCCAGTATTATAGATACAGCACAAAGACAACAAGCTATGGATTTACAAAGAGATACTATAAACTTAGAAACTCAATTAAAAATTATAGAGCAAAAGTATAATATGTATACAGGATTAACTAAACAATTCTTAGACCATAACTTAGCCTATATGAATATTATAGCTCAAGAAATTGATAGAGAAAATACAGAACAAATAAATAGTATGAGAATGTTTTATGAAATTCTGGTATCACTAGCAACAGGTGGTCCAGCACTCTCAACTGAAAGGTCTAAGTCTACAAAGTTTCAAGTACAGACAGGTATAGAGCCACCTGAGGTGCCTTGGAAAGATATATTTAAAGACCCGGAGACAAAGTAGGAGGTAATTATGGCAAATGGAAGACAACCAGTATTAGGTAGAATGTTAGGTGGTACAACAACTCACCAACAGAGACCCTTTAATATACAAGCAGACCCTATAGAACTAACACTTGGTGCATCCCAAACAAGAAAAGCATCACCTGATGTAGAGGCAGCTAATCATCTTAAGTTACAAGAAAGACAATTGATAGAAAAAGAAAAGGAGATAGCTACTCATGGTGTAGCTGAAGATTTCTTTTTTACAGATGAGAGTGGTAATCAGATATCTAGGTCAACTTTAGAAGACCAGGGTGTAGATACTAGTGGTATAGCTTGGGATACACGTAAGAGTCCATCAGCATTAAGGCATGATAATCAGATAGCTATAGAAATGAATGGTAAAATAGTTAATGTAGATGATGCTAGTAGACAACCTATTCATAATAAATCTGGTCAAGTAGTAGGTTATTATAGTGACTATGTTAAACCTGAGACTTATTACTCGGATGAAAGAAGAGAAGAACTTATAGATGCTAATTATATTAGAGATATGGAATCTCTAGGATATGGACGTAAAGAGATAGAAAATGCATTAGCTCATATGAAACTTGTAGGAATGTATGACTCTAAATATAATCAACAGGGTTCCAGAACATGGGCTGAGTATACAAAGAATCTGAAAATTAGAAAGTATAATCATGATGAATTAGTCTCTTTGATAGAAAGTGGTCATATAACTCAACCTACTATAG